GAGGAGGTGAAGAAGTAGAAATGTATACAATTTCAATTGTGGGTTATGGTTATGTAGGCAAGGGAATGCATAGATTATTCAAGAACTGGGTAACTGCGATTTACCATCCTAATGGGGAGGCAACCGAGAAGACCGAGTTTGGTGTTCTTCCTAACTCAAAAGAAGAATGTAATAAGACCGATTTGGCAATTGTTTGTGTTCCAACTCAGATGTTAAAGAATGGAAGATGTGATACTTCGATTATCAGGAAGACAGTTAAATGGTTGAAGACTCCATTGATACTTATCAAGTCAACAGTTGAACCGGGAACTACGGATAAACTGGTCAAGAGGTTTAAAAAGAAGATTGCTTTTTCTCCCGAATATATGGGCGAGGGTAAATACTTTACTCCTCCCTGGCTTTATCCTGATCCATTGGATCCGACTTCTCATGGATTTATGGTTATTGGTGGAGAACCGAAGACTTGCGAAGACATAGTTCAGATCTTTATTAAACAGATGGGACCTCATACAACCTTTACTTTCATTACGGCCTTGGAGGCAGAAATCGTAAAGTATTGGGAGAATATTTGGGGAGCAATGAAGGTTACTTTCAGTAACCATATGTATGATTGTTTGAAGGTCTTTGGAGTCAATTACTTCAAAGCAAGGGAAGGTTGGATTGCTGATCCTAGAGTAGAAAAGATGCATACGGCAGTCTTTGAAAGGGCGAGGGGATTTTCAGGTAAATGCTATCCCAAGGATTTAAGGGCTTTTATCTATGCGGTAGAGAAAAAGGGATTTAACCCGACTCTTCTTAAAATGATTTGGAACCTTAATTGCGAGTATAGACCGGATGAGTTTAAGAAGATTGAATGAAAGATCCTTTAATCAGTATCGTTATCTCTGCAAGAAACGAGTTCCCGAATATTGTTCATACAATCCATTCGATTGTCAACGATTTGGAGATTAGTGGTTATGGGATAAAAGAAGACGGAAGGGCCGAGTTTGAGATCATTCTTGTAGATAATGGTTCGGAAGACAGAACTACCGAGTTTTTCACATACGCCAAAAGCAATGATACTCCGAGTGGTTTGATACCATCTCCGAGAGGAATGATAACCAACCATTATTTAAAAGTTGTCTTTGATCCTGTAATGGGTAATGTATCGGCCAGGAATACAGGGGCTAAGTTTGCCAAAGGAAAATATCTTTTCTTCTGTGATGGCCATCTTTCAATCAAGGCCGGAGCCTTCAGGGAAATGATTAAGGCCATCGATGAAACCGGAGGATTGGTCCATCCAGTAATTGAGTGGATGGGAGCCTATCCGCCTAAAGGAGGTTGGCAATATTCCCTTAAATTAGGAGAAAAGTTCTGGGGAACTTGGAATAGGTTGGCAGTAGATACAGAAAAACCATTCTATATTCCGATGTCAGGTCATTGTTGCCTTGGAATGTTTCGGGAACAGTTTGAAAAGTATCATGGATATAATGACTTCTTCAGGGTATATGGAGGTGGGGAAACTTACTTGGACCTTAAATGGTGGATGTTTGGTTCCAACTCGGTTACTGTTCCAAAAGCCTTGGTATACCATCTTTCAGCAGGTAGAGGATATTCATATAGGATGGATGATCTGATACACAATATGGCTCTTTCCGCTTATCTTATCGGTGGAATGAAATGGTGGGAGAGGATACTCATTACTTACCTTAATAAACCTCATACGAATAAAGAAGCCGTTCATAAACTTTGTGATGAGGCATTGATTGAAGGCAAGGAAGACCGGGAGTTTATTGAGGCCAATACAAAAGTTTCGTTCCCGAAAGTATTGGAGGAACTTCCCTGGGATAAAAGGAATGATGAAAAGTTTGGCCATCATCTCTCGGGTATAATCATTTTTGAGGATTGGTTAACTAGATTAACTGATCCCGAAGCCCTAGAAATATATAAGAACTCCAAGTATCAGTAACCTTTACCATTATCTTCTTTTGTAGTATCGTATAAATAGAATGTCTTTATTAACTAATTTACAGGGTTATTGGAAGTTTAATGAGTCAAGTGGAAATGCCTCCGATAGTAGTGGAAATAGTAACACTTTAACAAATACGAACTCGGCTACTTATGTTCCTGCAAAATTGAGTAATGGAGCAAGTCTTGCCATAGCAAGTAAACAATGTTTTCGTATTACTGATGCCGCACAAACAGGATTGGATATTGCCGGGGATTTTACACTTAGTTTTTGGTTAAAGTTAAATACTCAACCGGGAGGAGATTATCCTGCTTTTCAACTTCAAAGTAAGTGGGATGAAACAGCAAATCAAAGATCATATTGTTTAAATTATCAATATACAAGTGGAGTTTATAAGTTTGGTTTTGCAGTTTCGGCAAATGGAGAAGGTTCAGTAACCAATATCTACCATTTTAATAAAACATTAACCTTAGATACCTGGTATCACATTGTTGTAACTTATGATGTTTCTACTCATACTGCGACTATTTATCTGAACGGAAGTCTTTATAGTTCTAGTTCCACAGGTACAACTTTTGCCATTTATAACAGTAATTGTGATTTCATGGTTGGAGCAGTTTATAATGCCACAAATGGGGATTATGGACATACGGATGGAGTTTTTGATGAGTTTGGTATTTGGTCAAGAGTATTGGATTCAGGTGAAGTTTCTTCATTATACTTAGATGGAGTTGGTTTATCATATCCTTTTACTCTTCCTTATTACGAATATTATCAAAGTCTTGAAAATGATTATAGTTATACAGGAACAACGGTTTGGGTTGGCCAGACCTTTACAACTACTTCGACTCATACAGTAACAAACGTAAAATTAAAATTATCCAATAGTGGTACTACTTCATTAGGAGTAATTAGAATATATGAAACAAGTGCAGGATTACCAACTGGCAGTCCTATAACTACTGGTACTTTTGATCCTTCTACCATTGGAACAAGTCCCACTCTTTTTGATATTTCTGTAACTCCAGTTTTATTAGTAGATGCCACTAAATATGCCATAATTATCCATGTTACTTCATTAGATTTACCAACTAATCATGTTTCAATATATTATGAAGCAACGGGAGGATATTCCGGTGGTAATGTTTTTACTTCACAAGATAATTTAGCAACTTATAATACTTATGCCTATGATGCTACTTTTCAAATATGGGGAGGTTCCTCGTTAACAACCACGACAACAACTTCGAGTACGACAAGTTCCAGTACTTCAACCTCAACGAGTTCAACATCTACAAGTTCGAGTACCTCTTCCAGTTCAACTACAACAATGATAACAACGACAAGGACAACCTTGACAAGTTCATCCACAACTTCCAGTTCAACATCAACGAGTTCAACTACCTCATCCACCTCATCTTCCACATCTTCATCCAGTTCAACAACAACTCCGGTTCCTTATAATATTGGAGAACCGATACCTGAAATTATAATTATGGAGGAAATATAAAATGTCTACAAAATACGAGGAATATGTAGTTGCAACAGATGATTATGTTTATAGCGGAAAGTTGGTATGGAATGGTCAGACTTTTACAACAACTTCGGCTCATACAATTTCAAGTGTTAAATTAACATTATCCAAAGGTGGTACTCCTTCAAGTGGTGTATTAGGTATATATGAAACAAGTAGTGGACTTCCAGTTGGGGATCCCATAACTTCAGGAACATTTAATCCTGCTGCCTTAACAAGTACTCCAACAGTTACCGAAATCTCAGTAACAGAAATAATGTTGGATGATGCGACTAAATATGCTATCGGGTGGGGATGTACGGCTGCGGATTATCCTACAAGTTTTGTCCGGGTAGAGGAAAAAGCAACTGGAGCATATTCAGGAGGAAACTTTTTTACTTCCCAGGATGGTTGGGATACTTTTACAGCTTATGGTTATGATGCTCCATTTGAAATATGGGGAAATGCATCATTAACAACAACAACGACAACCTCAACTTCAACCTCGACCAGTACAAGTTCAACCTCAACTTCGACAAGTACATCTTCCAGTTCCACATCATCCAGTACTTCCTCAACTTCCAGTACGACAACCGAAACAACAATTACAACTTTGAGTTCAACTTCATCCTCAACTTCAACCTCCTCATCCTCTTCTACGAGTAGTTCCACAACCTCAAGTTCAAGTTCGACATCCTCATCAACCAGTAGTTCGACTTCATCCAGCACGAGTTCAACCTCATCCTCAACAAGTAGTTCCACGAGTTCCTCCACCTCATCCAGTTCTTCCTCCAGTTCTTCCTCGACCTCCAGTTCCACGAGTAGTTCAACTTCCTCTACTTCCAGTTCAACTTCGTCTTCCAGTACAAGTTCATCCACTTCCAGTTCGAGTACCTCAAGTTCAACCTCCAGTACATCTTCCAGTACTTCTTCTACTTCTTCGAGTAGTTCAACGACATCATCGTCAACCTCCAGTTCTTCAACATCCTCTTCATCCTCGACTTCCTCTTCGACAAGTTCCAGTTCTTCAACTTCTTCCAGTACAAGTTCGACATCCTCCAGTACATCGTCTTCTTCTTCCACATCATCTACTTCGAGTTCTACCTCAAGTTCAACGAGTACGAGTTCCAGTACCAGTTCATCTTCAACTTCCTCATCTTCAAGTTCCTCAACGACAACCGGATGGCCGGGACATGATATTCCTAAATTGGAAATGGATTGGTTTCAACCTGAAATCAGTTTGTACTAAAACTTGACCTAATGAATATAACGACCTAAACTAAATAAAATGAGAATAAGAGCATTAAATCCTAATTTATCCAACTCTCCAAAGACTTTAATTGCTACTGCGATTATAGCCACAGGAACTTCAATTACAGTCAAAAATACCAATGGTTTTGCAAATAATGATTATATTCAAGTAGGAGAAACAGGAGCCGAGAAAACGGAGATCGTAAAGGCAACAACAGTAACATCTCCCGATACATTTACAGTAGGTGCCTTAAAGTATGCTCATGGAGTCGATACTCCGATATACGGACTTCTTTACAATCAGGTTAGATTTTATAGGTCGACTGATGGGGGAGTAATTTTTAATTTACTGGCAACAACAGATATAACTCCCGATACGGCAACAACAATTTATAGTGATACTTCTTCTCTGGCATCTTATTATTACAAGACCTGTTTCTATAACGCAACGACAGGACTGGAGTCATTAAGATCTCAATCGATTGTAGCCACAGGTTATACTTCCTACTCATTAAAGAAACTTGAGGATCAGGTTTTGACACTTTATCCCGATAAAGAGGAAAGGATAATCAAAAGGGAAGATATTAAAAACTGGATAAATGCAAGGTACCTGGATATTCAGGCAGACCTCCGTGAACTGGATCAAGGATATTTCCTAAAGGATAATGAAAGTTCCCCGGCTTCCTTAACTTCAGGAACTTCAAAATATGCCTTACCTTCTGATTTCTATGCTCTTAAAAGAGTTGAGGTTGCCTTTGACGGAACGACTTACTACACGGCAAAACCTTATAATTTAAGGAAATGGGAGAGTTCAACTATATTTGAAAAGACAAATCCGGTATATGATTTCATTGGAAATACAATCTGGTTTAGACCAACCGCAGATAACTCAAGTGGAAAATATAAACTCTTTTATTGGTATACGGGTGAACTGGAATACTTGACCGATGAGATTGATCAGACAGTCAGAGTTTTCAAGGATGTTCTTATTTTACACGGATTGGGAATGGCCTGTTATGCAGGAAAACAGGAAACTAGGGGAGATAGGTTTATTGAAAGAGCCGATAGGATGCAACAGAAATTAGTCAATAGACTCGGAAGAAGGCAATCTCAGGAAACACAGAAGGTTGAAATTGAGGATGCTACATTCTTATGGGTAGAAGAAGAAAACTTTTAATAAATGGCCGACTTTTATTATACAAACCTCTCGGGAATGAACCGGAGTTTAAATCCTCTTGAAATAAAACCCGGGGATTTTAAACTGGTTCTAAATTACAACTCCGATATTACTGGAGCCAAAAAGAAACGTGATGGTTACGAAACATTTCTAAATAATCCAGATAGTTCGGAGGTTTATAATATGTTTGAAGAGAAACTTTCTTCGGGTAGATTTGTTCTCCGTGTTTCAGGAACCTCCATTTATAAGTATGCCTTTACAGGTTCAACTTGGGGAAGTGCGGTAAAAACGGGAATAGGTTATGTCTTAAATCAGAAGCAACTAATAGGAGATACGACTGGAACTGGAAATGTTCTTGATGCGACAACCGATTATCTGGCCCAGGGATTTCAGGTAGATACAACTGCATCCTGTGCCTATATCAACCTATTACTTCTTAAAGTAGGAACTCCGGGAACAATCACAATCAGGATTGAAACGGATGTGACTGGAAGTCCCTCGGGAACCTTGGTTAATGCCAATGCCACGGCCACGATTGCTGCCTCGGCTTTAAGTACAAGTGCCAATTGGAATACAGTTAACTTTACAGCCTTTACCTTAACAGCAAGTACTCAGTACCATATTGTCATAAGACCTTCGGCAACCTCGGATGGAAGTAATTATGTTCAATGGTTGGGAAGTACCTCAAATGTTTATGCCAATGGTTCTTTGAAAATATCAACCAACTCGGGAAGTACCTGGGCCGCAACTTCTACAACCTTGGATGCAGGATTTATAGTTTACCTTCAAACCAAGTGTAGAATGGGACATACAGTTCTTTATAATAAGATGATACTTGGAAATGGTGGAGATTACTCAATGCAGTACGATGGGGTAACTTTTGCCAATGTAACCGAAGCTCCCAGGGCTAAATACTGGTTAACCTATAAAGGAAGGGTTTATGCCTTTGGAGTCGATTATGCTCCTTCCCGGGGATTTTTCTGTAAGACCGCAGATTTAACTTCCTGGACAAATGATCCCGATGATGTAACTACGGGAAACTGGTTTGATATTGATAACGATTATAATGGAGATGTTACAGGAGCCGAGGTAATTGACGACAGGATAATTGTTCACAAACAATATGGTTCTTATAGGTTGGTTCCTGATGAGTTCGGAAGGGTATCGGAAATCCTTCCTATTCCTACAATGCAAACAGCCGCTTCCCATTACGCCATCTCCAAGTTAAGGGGAGTAAGTCTTTATCCAAGCCGTAATGGAGTCTATGGACATCAGGGAGTAACCCCGACCTTAATCTCTAAACCGATTGAGGACTTATATCAGGGAATAGTTCAGACTAAAATAAAAGATTTATGTTCCGGAACTTGGAGAGATCATTATTATCTTTCGGCAATGGGTAGTGTAACCGAGGGAGCAAGACTTGGAGGTGGAGTATCCAGAGTCTTTACCAATGCCGTCTTTGTCTATAACTCTCTTTTAAATGAATGGTATCTTTATTCCCTTGGGCATCAACCAACGGCCTTTGGAACCTGGTTAGACTCTAGTGATATTGAAAATATGTACTTCGGAGATAGTCTGGGAAATACTTTCAAATTTGGGACTGGCACTCTTGATGGTACTTTGCCAATCCATGCCGAGTTCGAGTTTTGGCCTATAAATCTGGGTATTCCAGACAGGTTAAAAGACTTTGACCGTATCGGATTTATAACGGATAAAGGTATGGAAAGTGAGTTACTTTACAATTTTGACGGGGATGACTTCTCAAGTCTGGGTAGTTTATCCGAGAGTTGTAATAACCGGCTTCTTTCAGATGTAGGAGGGGGAAGAAGAAACATTGCTTTTAAGGTCGTGGATAGTTCCAAGGTTACTGGTTCGGTTGTTTATGGAGTAAGTATTTCAGCATCGGCAGAAGATTTCCAGGATGAGAAAGGAAGTACAACAATATAATGTCGCAAGATTATCAAGATTTAGGACTCGATAGTTTCGGAACTAGGGCAATCCCAATTTCCGATAAACCAAAAACGATTGTATCTCCATTGGAAGCAGACTCAATGTTTGGAGATGGTTCCTTTCCTGGAATGAAATTGGCATCGGGACCCGATATTGCAACTTTTGGTTTTCCTGATAACTTCAATGCTAGTTACCCTTTCATTCTTCCTTACTATATTGACAGTTCCTCAATGGTAGTCAGGGCAACTCTTTCTCTTTTCTTTCAACCTTTTAGGGCTTATTCAACTGCGGCTGCAAGTGGAGGTGGAAGTACATCTGGAAGTGGAGGAGGACAAACATCTTCTAGTGCTACGGCAACAGTAACAACTACTGATACTCAAGGACAAACTTCTCATCAACATGGTGCAGTAAGTAAAAGAAGAACAACCGACTGGCAAGGTGAAGATTCTGAAGTAAGAATAAGGTCATTAGGAGTTTACGATTTAGATGGAAGAGAAAAATGTCAATTGGTTCTTGCCAATAAACCAGATACAAACGATTGGAACTTGTCGGTTGGTTATACTGAAACAGGTCATTCCCATAATGTATCTACACCTTCACATACCCATACGGTTGCGGATCATACACATACAACACCTGCACATACGCATGGAATAACCTATGGCATTTACTCTTCAGGTTATCCAACTGCGGTTTCAATAACAATTGATGGAGTTGATGTTACGAGTGCTTTGGGTGGACCCTGGAACCCGAGTGTGGGAGATCCGAATGAACTGGATATGGATATTACAAACTATACGGCCAGTACGGGTTCGCATGAGATACAATTAACAACGACAGGTCAGGGTAGATGTATTCCCTTACTGGTCATTAAATCAGTTATAGGAAGTAAATCTTAAAGTTGAAAGTTTTATGAAAGCAGTCTAATATAAATCAAATGGGATATTTTGGAGAAACAGGAACAAAAGCAACATGGACCAATCCTACTGTTACACCGGAAGCACAAAGAGCCGAAGGCGGATGGTATTATAATCCTGCTTCGGGAAGTGTAGATAGATGGTGGGGAGCGGGAGGAACTTCAACTGCAACTGCACAAGCCGTCAAGAATACTTCAAGTGGAGGATATACACCTCAAAACTTCGAGGATGTGTTAAAAGGAGTTTCAGGAACAGTCGGAGAGGCATATAAACAATCGGAGAATGTATTGAATGAAGGTTTGGCAAAGACCGAGGCAAATGCTGCCGAGAGGGAAAAACTGGCAAGGGAGGAAATGCCTATAATCCAACAGAGATATAAAACCTTATTGGAAGACCTTGAAACAAAAAATACGGAAACTCAGGAAAATATTAAAGGTGCTGGAAATGCTGCTATTGGGGAAACAAGAGCAAGGGCTGGAGCCACAGGTATATATTCCTCAGGAGTAGAACTTGGTCAGGAAGCAAAGATAGGAGCATTGACCGCCAAGACCTTAAGACAGGCTTCGGGAGATTATCAAACCAATATCCAGAAATATCTTAATATGCAGTCCGAGGAAGAACTTAATGTTAGGAAGAATATCCTTGAGATAATTGATGCCGGGGATACCGCTTCTCTTAAGATACGTCAGGCAATTGCCGCCATCGGACCTGAGAAACTCAATACTGCAATTACCCTAGCTGCACAAATAATGACTCAGGATAGAGCCGAACAGGAACTCGGTATTAAGTTTAGCGAAGAGGCAAGAGCCGAAACATTATTCCCACTCCAGAAACAAAAGTTGGTTGCCGAGATTGCCAAGATGGGAGAAAAATCGGAAAGTGAAAAGAAAGCCGTCTATGCAAAAGCGGCAAGTGATGAAGCCATGAAGGGAGTAACTCTTACCGATCTTCAAAATAAATATGCTGATAAATTAACCTTGGAAGATGTAGTCAAGATATATACGGCAGCCGATTATTATAAGAATGCTCAAAGAACTCCGGGAAGTGGCGCTCCTCAAGAAGCATATGCACAGGAAATCCTTGGAACCGGAAAGACCAGAGAAGTTGGAGATATAGTTGATGGAGGAGATATAGGTAAAACGGCAGGAACTAAATGGCAATTGACTACGGCAGGATGGATAGAAATGTAGTATAAAAAAATGAAATGGACTGGCTTAAAAATCTTACAGACAAAATTGGTAATACAGCAAAACAGGTTAAAGAAGGTGTTGTTAATGTCGGTAAAAAGATTTATGAGAAAGGTGAAGACTTGGGTAATGCAATGTTTCCACTCCTTAGTCCTGTTCCTAAAGAGGATACCCGAGTCAAAGATGTACTTAAAGTTCTCTTTGGCATTGGAAAAGATGAAGAAGAAACTTCAATTACCAAACCAGTTCAACCAACCGAAACTTCAGTAAGTACTCCATTAACTACACCTGACATAAAGACTCCTCAAGTTCCGGTACCTGAACCTGTTCCGATGCCAACTCCGACACCAGTAATTGATATAACTCCATCTGGAGAAACCAAAATGTATGGAAGAAACCCTGGTATTAAAAGATATAAGGTTGAAGATAATGTATATAGTGCTATTACCAATGCTGCCAATGAGTTTCAGATACCTTCTGCAATCCTCTTTGATATTGCCTTAAAGGAAAGTTCGTTAAATCCATCGGTTGTAAATACAAGACCTGAAGCGGTTGATAGTGAGGGTAATCCAATAAATCCAACGGGACTCTTCCAATTTACCGATGATACTTGGAATGATATTTTAAATATGTATAACAATAAACCAGGAATGAGTCTGCACCTTCCAACAACTGACAGGAAAGATCCTTATACGAATGCTTTGGCGGCTGCCTACTTAATTAAGATGGGACAATTGGGTAAGTGGGCTGATAGTAAAGATAAGGGAAGAAATCCCTGGGGACCTTTTTGGCCAGATGAAGAACTGATTAAACTTGGGTTTTACGATCAAACAATGGCATATAAAGAATAATGGGACTAATTAACTGGAAGAAAATCTTTCAACCCGATTGGGAGAAAGTAAAGAAACAGACAGAAGAAAAGAAAAAGAAACTTGAAGAAAGTGCAAAACAGGTTGGTTCTTTCATAAATACAGTTATATCTAAAACCAAGGAAGTAGGAACTAATATTGTTAAACAAAATGTAAAAGATACCGAACTTCTCGGTTCAACATTTATTGATAAACCTATTAAGAAAATAGCAGAAACTACAAAGAATGTTTACAACGTAGTTAAAACCCCAGAGTTTAAGAAACAATTAAAAGAAGTTCCAAGTGTTGCCAAAGAAAGTTTTGAGGTTGGTGTTCCCCAAACAATGTCTGCTCTTGGAAGATCGGAAATAGAAATACTTGAGTCTTTGAATGTTCTTCCAGGATACCGAAAGAAATTGGAAGAGTCTTATAACTTTTATAAGAGTGTAACGGCAAAACAAATGCAGGATTTACCGAAGGATATTGGAAGTTTTGAAGATCCACGTTTCTATGCACAGGGAGTAGCACAATCTATACCTAATATGCTTGGTGCCTTAGCAGTTGGTACTTCAACCGCTTTGGCAACCGGTGGTAATCCTTTTGCCGGAACGGCAGCGGCTTTTGCTTTTACTTCAATGCTTGAGGGAGGTACGGCCCACGAGGAAGCAATCGCTTCGGGAGCAAAAGAAGAACAGGCAGATAAAGCGGCTTTATTTGTAGGTACTCTTAATGGTGTTTTGGAACTATTACCTATATGGAAATATATCGGAAAGACTCCGCAAGGAAAGATGATAACAAAAGACTTTGTAAGAACCCTAACCAAGACTGCTCTTAAACAGGGACTTGAGGAAGGTGTAACCGAAACATTACAGGAAGCGGTTAGTAATACCGCAAGAACCTGGTATGACAAAAATGCCAAAATCATAAATAAAAACCTTCTTGAAAGCGGAGCAATCGGTGCCTTGTCAGGTGTCTTAATGGGAGGTGGAGCAAATGTAGTAGGATTAAATGCTTCAGAAGTACCTATTGGATTAACAACTAAAGATGTAAATCAAAGAGCAAATCTTCTTCGTGAACAGGCAAATCAAGCATATGAAAAAGGAGATTTAGAACAACATCATAAATTAGGAGAAGAACTTGTAAAAGAAACGGGAGCCAAAAGTCAACAGGAGTTTAAGATTGGAGATACTGTCAAAGATATTTGGACAGATGAAACTAAAGTAGTTACTGATAAATCAAATGCGGATCCAAAGACTGAAGTCAGTACTAAATGGGTTGAAGATAAAAGATGGGTTGCCGTTAGTTCACAGGAAGGATTGGGATTGGAAACAATGCCAACAAAGATTGCCGAAAATGTAGTACCGACTCAACCTGAACTTCCTGTTATTCAACCTCAAGAAAATGTAGGTGGAATGACTCCTATATCCAATGTTCTCGAAAGTTTCAGGCCCGAAACAATTGGAAGAACTATTAAAAGTCCCGAACTTGTCCAGGAAGAGGTTGCCAAAATAAATGAAGGAACAACGGGTATCAAACTCTCTTCTGAAGAAACCAAGATAAAGTTCTCAGAAGCTGAGGCTGCTAAGGTTCTTGGTAAGGTACCAGAAACAAGGGACCTTAAAGCCTTCAATAAAGTCTACGAATGGATGACAAGACCGGTAGTTCAATCTCATCCCGAGGCAACAATCCCACAAGCCATTGCCAGTAGGATACTAAGTCGTGGAGTGGAACCCGTTATGAAGGTATTTGATAAGATAGGTACCGGTCCGCAGAACAGGAAAACGATTACTGCCTTCTGGGAGGAAACAGCCAAACTTCCGGTTAAGCATAGTTATATGGATATAGTTCTAAGTCATCCATCTCCTTCCGAAATGGAGAATGCCAGAGTTCCCTTGGATTTGACAGAGAAGACGATTAGTCCCCTCAAACCGGTTCTTCCCGATGCAACTAAGGTTCTTCCCAAACCTGAAGGTATAAAGACAATCGGAGCCAGACTTGATGCTATCAAAACCTTCAAGACTTACTACGATGCCAGGATACAGAAACTTGAAAATTTCATGTTGGTTAATAATATCAATAATGAAAATCTTATAAGGACAAGGGAAGGTTCAATGGATTATGTATCTCCCGTAATGCAACAAACCGATAAGATGCTCAAAGATTTACTGGATGAACTTTTCAATTACTTGGACATTGATCCGAGATACAGAAAGAACTACTTTCCCCGTATTCAATATAAAGATGGAGGACAACTTCTAACAATTATCAATAAATATACCGAGGTTCCTTTTGCTAAAGTAATGAACCTGATACATGGAAATAGATTAAGAAGACAAACCAAGAAACTCTTTGATCCTTCAATATGGAGTTCTGATTTACCGGAAGTCTTGAGAGATTATACGGAAAGAACAGCCGTATATCACTACACTTACGATACTGATTATATCAATAAGGCTTTGGATTATATTAAGAATGGAGAAACCGATAAGATAAATATAATCGACCATCTCCACGAGGTCGGAGATAAGGAAGCAAAGATAGCAAAAGAAACGGCAAGAGAAGACCTTGAAAGTTTGAGGACTTCAAGGGAGGGTGCCTCGGAAGAAACCAGGGCCGTTATAGATGAAGATATTAAAAGTATTGAGGATACTTATGATAGTATTGGAGAAAGGACTATCTTTAACCCTGAGTTTAATGTTCAGGACAGACACAGGGCATTACTTAATCCATCTCTTCTTCTTGAAAAGATCGGACTTCTTGATTTATGGAGGCCACTTAGGGATTATAAGGCCACGGCAATTAACCTGATAAAAGAATGGCAACCTATAATTGAAAGTGGAAATCAGGTTCAGTTCATCAAGGAAATCTCCAAGGCATTAGGGTTGGAAGGTCAACAAAGGATTGATTTCTACAATGATGCTTTAAGGACAATCTACAAGGCTTCGGAGAAAGGACAGGATAAGTTGGAAACAATGACCAAGATTGCTTACAATGTGGCTCAACATCAGACTCATAGTCAGGCACTTCTCAATGTAGAAAAATGGATAAAGACTCACGATATACCCAACAATGCCTTAAGGGCATTTCTTGAAGACCAGTTCAAGAGAGTTAGTTTTGCCGAGATTGAAACAAAAAACCTGGGAGAAAATATACTTTCTGCAGCTAGAAAGTTAATGTCGAGAAGATACATTGGTGCCAAGCCAAGGACTGCTATACGAAATGTCTTTGAGATTGGAAGGGTGGTAGCCGAGTATGATGTACCAACATTCTTAAGGGCCGAGAAGGCCGCCTTAAGTAGTAAAGCCTCGGAAAACTATTCGAATAAATATGCCGTTAATGCGGAAGATTCTTTCAGAAAGGGAATACTTAATGCTGTTCCAAAGGATGTCAATATAAAGACAGTCGGCCAGTTATACGATAAGGTAATGAATACTTTGGATTTTAAGTTGAACTATAAGATGTTCATGATATTTGAGATACATAAGAATAATGTTTTCTTGGCGGCTGCCGAGGATTACGGAAGAAACAAACTCGGACTTACCGATATGGATTTACAGAACTATGTCTTGGATCAGTTCAATAAATTGGCCATTGTTCCTACGGCTTTTACAACTCCGGGAGTATTTCAGAATGAAATAATAAAGACCGGATTTCTTTTCCAGCAATATAATCTTCAGGATTGGGGAATAACTTACGAGAAAGGGAAACAGGCATTAACAGGAGATAAGAAAGCAATGGCCTATCTGGCAAAAATATTGGCCTGGAAGACAGGACAGTTCATTATCGAGAAGGCATTATGGGGTGGAGATATAATGAGTGTCTTGGGAGGCAAACTTGGTGCGGGTCCCATCATTGCTCTTATCGGTTTGATGTGTTCCTTACTTATGGACTACTTCAATAACTATGATGAGGAAGGTTATAGTTTCAGCGACTTCCTTTCCGATAAGGCACAGACTGAAATAAAAGCCTTGGGTTATTCTTTAATTGGTCTTCCCGGAGGACTCATTACCCAGATAGAAGAAGGAAGTCAGGCACAGAAGGAGGGTGGAGTATTCTCTCCATCAGGTAGATTGAAGTTTCCGAATGAGGTTAGTACCTTGAGAAATATAATGGCAATGATGTTTGGAGTTTATACGACTCCAACGGCTCAATGGGTAAGGACTAGAGATACAGGAGATCTCTTTTCATTCCTTGGTATGGGACAAACAGAACTACCTTTGGGAGAAGCGGATACAAAGATATATAAGACAATGGCCGAGGGAGGAGCCGGTAAGACTGAACTTCGTGGGATTTATCTTAGGATGTTAAAGATGAGGGCAATGCGAAGTTATTCAAGTCAGTTAGGCAATATCGCCAAGGAACAGGTAAGTGGAAAGATTACTGTACAGGAGGGAACCAAGAGAAGAATGAGAGCCAAGATGATTATGGAAAAGGAAATCAATCGATTAGACAAAATAAATGAGAAAGGATTTGAGTCCTTGCCTTTTTAATAAGAAAAGAGATATAGTAAATAAATGACAGACTTTTTCAATATAGTAGGTACATTCGGTTTTCCAGTTGCCGTAGCATCTTACCTTCTATTTAGGTTTGAAAAGAAACTTGAAGTCTTAGCTCAATGTAATGAAAAACTTCGTGATGAAATTGTCCTTCTAAAAGATGTGGTCATTAAAGACCTTAAAGAACAGATAATAAAATTAACAAAACAAATTGTTGATTTAAAAAAGGAGATAGTAAAAAAGAAATAAATATGTTTATTATGGCTATAAATTATGTTTTTAGTGAACCTTACTTCTGGCCTTCAATGGCCTTTACTACAATGATAGCTATATTTATAGGTTCGGTTATTTATGATGGTGATTTATCTGAGATTAAAAAGATGTTGGTTTCCTTATTGGCTTATAGTCTTCTTCTTGTGGTTGCCAATTACACTCGTATTGCTAAAGATCTTCCCATAGTTACTAGTCCTAAACCTTTGGCTTTTTTGGTAACTCTGATTGTAGTCAGTATCTTTTATGTTCTTGGAACATTTATAGGAGCGTGGATAACCAAGAGGGCGCATAAAGACAGACAAATACCATGTTAACTCCGGACCAGTTTTTTGGAAAGTACGACCAAAAAGGGATAGACTTCGATGGATATTACGGATTTCAATGTGTTGATCTTTACAGGCAATATGTAAGAGAATGTAAGGGATTTCCACAAAGTCCCGGAGTAGTCGGAGCCAAAGATATTTGGAATACTTACCTTCCCCAGTACTTCGAAAGGATTGATAATACTCCAATCAATTGTCCGATTAAGGGAGATATTATTATCTGGGGATTTGGACTATCGGAGTATGGCCATGTTGCCATTTGTAAGAATGCTGATCCGATGGGTTTTACTTCCTTCGACCAAAATTGGCCGGTCGGTTCACTCTGTCATTTCCAACTTCATAGTTATACCAATGTCCTTGGATGGTTAAGGGCCAAAGAACCGGTAACTTTAACGACAGTAAGTACTACTTCATCGACTTCCAGTTCATCATCTACCACAATAACCACCCCAATGGCCACAACTTACCCTTTACAGACGACTAACATATCGTCTTTGGTTTTAGAGGCACGTTACAATGCGTTTCAGGAGGTCATTGAGGCTATTTCCTCACATAATTTCTGGTATTTTAAGTACAGAAAGATAAAAAAGATAGTTGAGAACTATAAAATTATCTTTGGTTAGGAGGTGAAGTATATGAAAGAGTTTATTGAACCATTAAAAGAAGCAGGGAGAGTAGTAGTACTGGCAATCATTCCTCTTTTAATAACCAGTTTGGAAATGAAGAAGTTTGATTGGGTAAGTATTGGGGTAGTTGCGGCAATAGCATTCCTTAAATTTATAGACAAGTACTTCCATGATAAGGAACCTAAAGGAGTAGCCGGAGGACTTACGAGGTTTTAATGACCGAGTTGCATCATACCGAAGCCATCGTTAAATGAAGTCGTTGGTTTCCATCCCCAGAGTTTCCATGCCATTTTAATATTGGCATAGGAATGTTTAATATCTCCGGTCCTTGGATTAGGAACTAACTTGGGTCTATTGGAATAAAGTTTGGCAATATCGATTATCTTTTTCTTCTTACCTGATCCGATGTTGGTGATACCAATAAGGGGAGAGATGGTTGCCATGAGATTTGCCAAGGCCACGTCTTTTACATAAACGAAATCCCGGGTTTGTTTACCATCACCGAAAACTGTAATCCTTTGTTTCCCGGCAAGTTGTCTTTCAAAGATTGACATGACAGGAGTATAACTTCCATGTTCCTTTTGCCTAGGTCCATAGACATTCTGGTAACGGAGTATCGCGTAAGGCAATCCGTATATCTTATAAAAGAGTTGAATGATTTCCTCGGATTGTTTCTTCTGTAATCCGTAAGGTGATATGGGATTAAGTACACACTTCTCCTCCAGTCCGCCATAAGGTAATCTGCAATCTCCATATACGGCAGCAGAGGAGGAGAAGACTACCTTTTTTACATTATAGTAATTACTGAGTTCAAGTATCTTGACTGTACCCAAGACATTTGTGTTAAAGGTTTCGATGGGATGTTCAATGGAGTACTGGACTTCTGGGATAGCGGCTAGGTGGAAAACATAATCTGGTCTGAATGAAGCAAAGACATCTTTCATACCGGGATGGTTGATACTTATATCAAGAAACTTTACCTTGCCAAGTTTAATTAGTTCCTCAATGTTATTCTTTTTGGTATAAAGGTTATCAACTACCAGTACATCCCACCCTGCTTTTATTAAAAGTTCTACAAGGTGGGATCCTATAAATCCACATCCTCCGGTTACAAGTGCTTTCATACTCTTATGATTTTACTTTTCTCTCTTTCTTCTCCTGATAATAAATAAAGAAGTTCAGCTGCCATTCTTAAAAGAACTACCGGTTCGACCATAACGGTCTTTACCACAACTCCACCTTTCTTATCCGGAGCCGAAGCAACGGGAACTGGTATAGGTTGACTTAAAACTTCTTTAAGACTTGCTGACATTTGGTTTACTAATAGTGGTTCTTAGAACCTTATTGGTTGTATCGACTTGATAGTTGAAGGTATGATTATGTTGAAGTTGTATATCAAACACAATTTCCTTTCCGCAATGAGGACATACATTTCCTTCAATCCTTGCTTTCATTTGTCTTTTGATTGTTTTTAATTTCTCAAACATTTTCCTCCTTTCTACTGGTGGGCCGATGGTACGCTGCCCTCGTATCACCGGCCCTGGTAGCAAAAGGTTATCCTCTCGATTAACTGTTAGATAATCAGGGTTTTATCCTTTTGCTTCCACGACAGGCGATGCCGGTTTTGGAATACCCAGTTTCTTATTTAATTTAGCCTCTCTTGCTTTCCTCACATTCTCTACCCTGAAGGCCTTCTGTTCTTCGGGAGTCATTTCTTTAAAAGGTTTCTTCTTGGATTGTTCTTCCATGTGTTCCTTCATCTTTGTTTCTTCCTCGGCAGTTTCTTTATCAGCCTGGATAAACCTTTCTGGATGATCCCGGTGTTCCTGAACCAAGAACCTATCGGCTCCCTGTTCAAGCATATTGTTATCTATATCACTTACTTCCGAATAAGGATTATCGCAAAGGGTTTTAATTTCCTGAAGTATTTGTCCTAAAGGAGTCTTTCTGTTTACTCTCCAAACCTGTTTAAGTTTCCCTAAAAAGGTTGAAATTTTTTGATCGGTAATTGGTTCAATTATCTCCATGTTTTATTGGTTTAGGTATCCAGTAACCTACGCCTCCGACTGAGAATGCTTTTATTATATCATCAATATCTTCCTGTCGAAATCTTCTTTGTGCAGTTCCGGTTGCCGTTGGCATTTTATAAGGAGAAATCTTCTTGGCCTGTTCAGCCCGGGTAACCCATTGATGACCTTTATTGATACTGGTTACCAAGTGATTTTTGACTAATGCTTCGACCAACTTACCTGTTCTAAACCATTTAATACTCATATAATTATCTTATACCTTATTATTCTTTTTTGTCAAGGAAGGATTAAATTTAAAGTGGCATTTAGGACATATAACCAAATTAAGTTTATCCATAGGCACACCTGTCTTATATGACTGTACCTCTCTGAGAAGCCTTCCAGGGGTCCAGTCCTTGTCAATGGCTCTATCTATCCATTTTGAAGGATCATCGGTGTTAGCGACTGCTTCATAAGCGTAGAAGGGCAATTGTTTCTGTGTACCGGCTTTAACTTTGGGAAAATGTTTAACTACCCATCGGTATCTTTGAAGGGTTTTCTTGTTAATACCGATTTCATTGGCATATTTTCCGATAGCATCAAGACCGTAAATCTTTTCAACTCCAAGGGCCAACTTGCCAAGAACCCATTGACTTGCATCCTTCCATTCCCGGGCAACCATTCCCATAGACACAAAAGTTTCCCAATCAAAAGTAAGGATGTCGATTTTATCCAAGTCTTCGATACTTAATGTGGATGTTATAAGGTCGTTGGTCATGCGTGATATACAAAGTTGATTAAAGGTTTTGTTTCCATTCCTTTTACAAAGTATCCTGTCATTTTAAGTTTATCATTCCTTCTTGCCGTAGACCAGAACTTCATTGTGGAAATGGCACCGATTATATATGCTTTAGGTTCATCTCCAAGGGCAATATTGACAAAGATATAACTGGCTATATTCTTCTTCTCAACGTCTTCTTTGTCAATCTCCAAGATGTTACAGTCGCCGAAAAGATTAGTAAGGTACTTGTCCTCCCGGATATATCTGGATTTAACATCAAAGATTTCTCCGTTTATCCTTCCATCCCCGAAGTCCCCACGTTGCCTGGGAACGTAAGGGTTATAGCAAACATACTTGATACCCGGAATGTGTTTTAACTTATAGGCAACGGCAATCTGTCCCAATGCTCCAACCAAATCTCTCTCTTCTGATAACGGATGGGTATTTCTTCCAAGGTTTTCTTGAAGTCCAATGGCGTAGTGTTTGGCAAGAGCAATCTGATCCTTGGTAAAATAGATGATTGTATCCCTAAACTTATCCTGCATATTACCTACTTATACTCTTTTGTTATCGGTTATGTCAAGAGTATATCTCTCCTCTTAACAACTCCTCTCATATATAAAACTAGTAGTAGTAGTACCAACTTTTGTGGATAACAGGTAGCGGTTAGGCGTGGGATAAGTCTGTGGATTATTTCTTACTAGGCACGAGTCGGTGGATGTAATTGTGGACAAATGGTGTATAACTTCTAGCACTTGAAAAATCAGAGTGCCAATGTTAGGATTGGATTAGGTGGGCTGGTTAACCTTGGTAGGGGGTACTGGCCCATTTTTTTTGATCTCTTGTTCGGCTTCAAGTTTGTCTATGTCGGAGAGATAGATACAGGAGTTCCCGGTACAGGTTTTAATAATGGGACAATCTATCTGACTGCTATCCAGTCCTCTTTTAGAAGCAAGTATCTTGGCTTTCATAAGTAGTTCGCAGTTTTCTTTCATTCAATAATTTCCCTTCTCCATTTCTCTTTTCGTTTCGGATCATATTGCCAGATTTCTTTTTGTACTCCGATGGGAAATGCAAAACTTTCTAGTAATTTACGATGACTTTTTAGTATTCCCATATCTCCTTTAATTGATATGAACCTTAGGGGATCTCCGGCTCGGTAAGCAAGAATATCGAAGGCTCCGAAGTAATCGACTGTATAAGTCCTCATTGGAAACCTTGCTCTTAACTTCCAATCCACCATCCATCCTTGTTCTCGAAGTTCTTTTTTAGCGGCACTTTCATATTTAGATACGGCCATTTATATTTCTCCTTTATCTACATCAGTCGGTTCAATTTTTCTTGGAACCTTAATGGTAATCTTATCATAACCTACTAGACTTTGAGTTTCAATCCAACTCGGATCATATTGACCTGCCTGAATGGAGAGTTGCTGGTTAATATCATCCCAAAGTTCGGTCCAGTCAATCCTTTCCCCTTCCTTAACTTCGGCAATGATACCAGCTTTGACACTCATGTATTTACCTGAAGGCATTACAACCTTGAGTTCCTTTTCTCCTGTAATTTGTTTATAAATCATTTGAGTAAATCTAACCTATACTTTACTGGTATTACCCCTTTGTGTCCAGTAGTAAAGGCAAACTTCTTGGCCCAATCCTCATTCCTAAATGAGTAGTCTTTAAGGTAAGAAAGATGAAGGTATCTCTGGGGAACCTTTGGAACTCTGGGATTAACTTTCCAGTAAAGAAGTATATTATTAAGGTAAAGTAAATCTCTTGGCCAATCGTTTCGGTAGTTTAATCCCGGTTGGTTTCTAAACCATTTAAGAAAATACTTATTGTTCCAACTTGTGTCATGATGTTCGTAGTCAATGACCTGGTACGGATTGCAGGAAAATCCGTCTACATCTTTTTCGGTTTCGGATTTGAGTTGTTCAATGTCTTCCGGGAACCAGTAGTCATCATCATCCAAGAAGAGTATCCAGTCTTCGGTTGTCATGTCAATTTGTTTTTGTCTTTCCTTGGTTAAATCTTTCGGCTCCGAAACATTCTCAAACATGATGACAATCTTTTCAGGATATCTTTCCTTGAGGTTATTAAGTACATCTAAGGTTCCATCATCGGATTTCTCCGATATGGTTACAAGGCATCTGTCCATATAGGGAAGGACTTGTTCAAGGACCGGACCTATGAAGGGTTGTCCGTTTCTAACAATTGTATGGGAACAGAATGTCTTACTCATTTTTGGCAATACCGATTAAATGGTTTCCGATAACTTCTATCTTGCAGTTGCCGAATACTGAAGTAAGTAACTCACTTAAACTTTCGCTGTTGTACATTTGGCAATGTTCTTCCGTTTCCTCGGGACTACTCATGTTATTGGGTACAGCTGAATAAAATGTTCCTTCTGGATTAAGTTTATCCTTCATCTTTTGAACGGCTTCCTTATCTCTTGAAAGATGTTCGAGTGTATGGTTACAAACAACAAAATCAAATTTTCTGTCAAGTTGGTTAAGGTCATAAAGGTTCATGGCTTTTCCTTCAATACCAAACTCTTTCTTCATCCTGTCAATGCCGACCTGGGATATATCAATCCCGAAGCAGTCAAGGTCCCGGACTCCGTAAAGAAGTCTTCCGTTTCCACAACCAACATCAAGAACGGACTTGGCTTTTACTTCCCGTATCAACCACCATGCTCTTTGCATAGAGTACTTCTCGTATCTTCTTTTAGGGGAAGACCACATCTTGTCCCAATAATCGGGTGTATTTGCTCTATCGTAACTCATAAGTAGATTACTTTTTTTATCATCCCATCTCCATTTTAACCAGACTTTATCCCAGTATTCGGGTGTGTTAATCCTGTCATAGTTCATGTCTTTTGTGCAACAACTAGGATATTCGGTAGTATTTTTCTTGAACAGTTCTTCTGGAATGAAATGATTTTAAATCCGTGAAGGGGAAGAACTTGCTCAAACTTTTCCTGCCACCATCCGTCTTTATGATATGCCCAATCACTTTCTTGGGAACCATAAGTATGACGAGTCATCCAATAATGGTCTTTGTCAAAGTTTCTGCAGATTTCCTGAAAGTCTGGGGTTTCTATAATGAGGGTTCCGCCTACTTTTAACCAGGAGTTCCAGAGATTTAGTATCTTCATTGACTCATCCCTTCCAAAGTGTTCAAACAAATGATGGCTTCTTATTTCATCAAGGTTATTGAAAGACATATTCCTGAAGTCGCCTATAAAGTCGGCATGACTGTAAGGTTCAATATCGACTGTAAGATAACCTTTGTGAGGTCTTTTACCGCTTCCTAGTTCAAGTTTATTTAATCCCATATGCAAATCTTTAAGATTTCATTCTTAACTAAATTATAACCTTCCTCATTTAAATGTACCATATCTTTATAAAGTTCGGGATGGTTAACTACCTGAAGTTCAATATCAATTATAGGTATTCTTCTTTTACTTGCTTCTGTCTTTACGAGAAGATTGAAGTATCTTGTAGTATAAAGTCTTTCAATATAAGTTCCGGTCATCGGATACTTGCCGTGTTTCTTCAATTGTTTGGGAGTCGCCTCCCCTTCCCGGTTGGGTACGGGACACCAGATAACAATGGAGAAATCTTTTAAGGTATCTATAAACTCGAAGTATTTCTTGACCGCATCCTTAGTTGCTTTTATCTTATCCGGGAACCTGTTGATGTGATGACGGCAATCAACTTCACCGAAACAAAGTACCAGCCAACTTTCTTTCGGAACTTCTTTCAGGAAGTTACCAAATATTCTTTTTGAATGAGTATAACTATCTTCCCTAAGAAGACTGTATGCGGTGGCTCCTCCCACAACACAAGTGTGAGTCCCGGCACTCAATCCTTCGGCATGACTATCTCCGATAATGTAAATCATATAAGAATAATCCCTTCCAACTTTTTCTCCCACCATTCCTTTGGTTTATTGACACTATGATATTTAAGTTTCCTGTCATTCAACTTTGCCTCGTAAGCAATATGGGCCAAGACAATCTTTCCCACCCGTTTCATTTCCTTATAGACCTGGGCAATTTCACTTTCATCAAGGTGTTCAAAGAAGTCCGTAGATACTACAACATCAAATGTTTTATCTTTAAAAGGAAGTTTGGTAGCACTATCGATTAAGATTATGTTAGGTAGATTGAAATCATCTTTTAATGTCCGGGCAAAGTCAACTCCAATGGCATCTATATGACTTTCTCGAAGCCAAGAAACCAATCCTCCAAGTCCGCAACCTACATCAAGTACCATGTGGGGAGAGTAACGTAAGACAGCATCCTTAAAAGGTTTGAGTCTTGATTTCCTTCGTTGGAAATGACGGCTCTTCATAAAATATTGTTTATCGTATAAATCCTGTTTCATTTAAATTGGACAAAGTATTGGTGGTTTATTTTATATTCGTTCCTGATATTCCTGTATGCTTGGTATCCGTGTTTATTATAGAAGATCTTTTTATTCTTGGTGGAAATTAAGTTCCATGCTTTTATATCAGTTACTCTTGTTTGACCATGCCAATGACCAATGGTTATCTTCTTTGAGGTTACTGAACTCAATCCGTTAAGTTTTATTCTCCAAGCCCAATCAAGGTCATCACAGGTCCAATCAAAGTTCTCATCAAAGGTGCCTATTTCCCGGAAGATATTCATATTGAAAATAGCATTCGGTCCATATAAATGATTGACAAAGTCGGTATTGTTTTTGGTTTCGTTAACGGCAAGTTCATACTTTTTCCTGTCAATCGTTTCCACATAACCGGCCGAGGCAACATCATGCTTTTTAAGAAGTTCAAGGCAACTTTCCAACCATCCTTCGGAAAACCACATATCGTCATTAAAGACTCCGAAGTATTCATAACCTTCATCCCTCGCTTTAACAATATGTTGATTGATTATCCTGGCTCCGTATTCCTTTCCGTCTTCAATGACTAGTTTTACATTCTCAAACTCCTTGGTTGTTGCCTTAAATCCTTCGGTAAATACCTTTAAGATGTCCGGATATTTGGATTGAACTACAATGTAGACTTTACTTTGGAATATATTTGACATATTTGGGTGGAACTCTAAGACCACAATGGCCAGGTGTATGAAATCTGTATGCGTGTTCCCATAGACCTTTCCTGTATTCTCCGAAGTGTAAGAATGGTTCTGCAATATAAGGAAATCTCTTGGTATTGTATCTCTTTCCGTTGATTGAAAGGCATTCGTAGCCATATATTCCGGTCCAGGTAATTTCAGGAATGTTCTTCCAAAGGCGAAGTACCCGGAGGTTCTTGTGTCTTCTGTAATTGATTATAGTTCCGAAGTCTTTCTGGAAGTGCCTGAAGTAAAGGGCATACAAATCTCTTTTGGGTTCGAGGTTAATGATTTCCTTCATTGTATCCTCCGGATAAACTTCATCATCATCTACTTTTAATATCCAATCGCTTTTGGTTTTAAGTCTAAGTTTCTCAAGGAGTTCGGTTAAGGCTACATTCTTTAGTTTATCTACCCAGGCTTTTCCAAGGGAGTCTATATCAATTACTTCAAGATCAATGAAGGGGAAATCTTTCCAAAGACTTTTAATTACCTCGACTGTTTTATCTTTAGAACCGGTGTCAATGATATGGCACTCGTTGACATAAGGAAGAACAGAACGGAGGGTTGCCTCGATTAAGTTCTCCGAGTTATAGGAAAGCATATTGATGCCAAGGTTTATCATATATCCTGATTGAAACAGACTTTACTTTTATCCGAGAGGATTAGTTCAATGGGAATGACTTGCTTTAAGTTATAACCTTTCTTGAGTCCTATATCAGTTACCAGTCTTTCGGGAAGGATACAGGCCAGATATTCGGCCCGGGTAGCTGCGGTTGTCCAGATTGAACCGGCAATCCGATGGTATTGGAACCAACCTATCTTATCGAGATCCTTTTTCCTTATGACGAAGCAGTTGGAACCGGCCCTCATATCAAGGAAATGTTTTACCCCATCAACTTCCAGACTTCCGGCATTGTATCTTTGACTGGAACAGGGATATAACATTGGAGTCGCATATATTTTCCTATCGGGATGACTTTCAAGAACATGGATACACTTTGAAAGCCAACCTTTCTTATAAATGAGGTCGTTATCAACAATGCAGATATAGTTTCCCTGGGCCAATTTGATACCTTGGTTTCTCGCATAACCAAAATGCATATTGTTTCGGTTCTTAATATATAACTGTATCTGACCTTCTGTAATCAATTTTAAGAAGAAGGTAGAGTCTTCGGCTACCACCCCGCCATTATCGACTACAATGACCTCACTCGGATAATCTAGTGATGCTATGAGAGATTTTAAAGACTCCCTCATCATTTCCGATCTTTCTTTTGAACTACCGAAGTGGGTAATAATGATGGAACAAAATTTCATTTTCTTTTAATCTCAAATAAATGACTTCCGCATTTTGGACAGAAGCCGTCTTTACTTTTGACCGGTTCTCCGCATTTTGCACAAAAGATTTCTCTTGCCTTCTTCATAGACCTAGCACCTCCTTTTGGAACCGAAGATACATCGACTTGTCAAACTCCTCGGTATTCCATCCCATCAATTTATTGACCGGGACCAGGGGACCACCAATCTTATGGGTATTCCAAGTAACTGATTCAGGGAGATACTTTTCTGAAATCTTTCGGAGCAGAAACTTTCCCCAAGGATAATGTATCTTGTCCTTTTTTTCCAAGTTGAACATCATGTTGTCTATTTCCGGTTCCTCGTAAGGTCGATGGATGGTAATGCCGAAACTCCCGGCTAGTTTATTGGTCATAATGCTCATATCAGGCCTCATCAGTTTCATATCGACATTACACATATCTTTTACCAGGGTTCCGGTATTCATCAGGGAAGATACAATGACCTCATCTTTGCCTATAAGTCTTGAGTATGCCTCCTGGGGAGTCGGGAGTATCTTGGAAATGGTAGGGGAGTATTCCTTGAAGGGAGTTAAGACATAGCTTCCGTAAAGGTGATCCATGATTAAATGCCTCGTGTAACCGCACATAGACTCATCAGGACCATCTCCAACGATTAAGTCGGTTATACCATCCTGCCAGAGTCTTTCACACATCTTGTAGAAGGGATAGATATTGAAGTGGGGAATGGGAGTTCCGATTATTTTAATAGCTTTAACCAGGTCTTCCTTAAAGGTAAAGAGGTCAAGGGCAACCTTGGTCTTAGCGTTAACCTTCTCGTCATACCGGTTTCCGAAGGGAAGAACAACTGTAATCGTATTCTTGTATTTCCCAAGTGCCTGAAGAAGGTTACTGTCAATGCCACCCGATACGGCAATGGCGGTATGGATATTATCCGGTATTGCCTCTACTGATTTCTTAATGAGGTTCTCCAGTTTGTTTTGTTTATTCATTTCTTGATATTCCGTTCCTTCTATTTCGATCATTTCTTAAATCTTAATTGCAGGAATAATGTTTTATCCAGGTTATTTTGAAATTGGGTGTAGCAACTGTTATCCATTATCCAGTTCATAGTATTACCGGATGATTTAAGTTTATTGATTTCCTTCCTATTCTGCAATAAGAAGATTATTGAAACAATAAGCCAGGTAGCAATCAAGGCGGTAATAAATGTTAATTGATAACAAAGTTTTTTGGTTTTGGTATAAGGTTCTTTATAAGCGACTTTCATACATACTCACCTTCTTTCAACTTCCGAGGTTTGTTTTGTCAAAAGCATCCTCGACTTCATTAGGTTTATCTTCTGGGACCGGTTTCTTGAAAGGACAATCCTTAATAGGTCGACTCATAATGGTAGTTCTTAAATCTTTAGGACTAAACTGTATCCTTCCACCGGTATATTTCTGATCAATACAGACTTTACCTTCACATTCGTCACAAGCGTCAAATTTAATTTCTTTCATTCTTATTTAACTTCTAACTTAATAATCTCTATCTCGTGCTTCTTGACTAAAAAAAGTATATTTTATTATGGCTAATATCGCTATCACACCGAAAATAAGTCCAAGGATACCAATGACATTGCCAATAATAATTTCAATCTCAGATGTTGGGACAAAATTTTTAGTTGAATGTCCCCCTCCCCACATCAGTCTCGTCATGTTGTTAACTACAGCACCATTACCCATTTTTTATCATCCTCCTTTCTTATTTAACTTCTTTCATCAAACATTTTTTTCATTTTTCTCCTCCTTAATAATCCAGTTAAAAGACTCGTGAGTAGGGTAGTCCATCAGGTACCTTAGACGCTTGTTAAGTTATGAACTCAACTACCCTACTTCCAATCTTCTATCCTGTTTTATTTAAGGTTCACTTTCTATGCTTCCATATTATCTGTCAGTTTCTCTATTACAAACTTTATTAAATCAAACTCTCCTAAATTGGGATAGTTTTCACTACCGTTTTTGTGTTCAACTTCAACAGAATATCTTTGATGATTGCCTTTTGCTGGGTCTTTTTCATCAACTGCTGTTATGTATCTTCTAATTATTAGTTCCATTTATTTCCTCACCTCCTTTGATTTAGATTGGTTAAGCCTACTTAAATGTTTCAAAATATCCCCTAATGGTCTTGAACTACTTTCGTATATATCTTTAACTTGTTTATATATTGCTTCCCTGTCCTTTTTAACCATCTTAATAAAAAGGCGTTCAATCCTCCTGATTACTTCGTTTATCCCCTTTTCGGTAAAAACAACCCTTTCAACTTTAATAAAATCTTTAGCACCGCCTGTTATTATTCTTCTTATCTCTTTCTTATTGTTTATCATTTGTTAAGCCTTTCTATGGTTGGTATTAAATTTATTGTTTTAATTATGTTATAAGGTTCAGATTTTCTTACTACTCTTGCCTTACACTCCACAAAGAAATGAATATCTTTACACCCGACTGGAATAGCAACAGTCGCTTTTATACTTCTGTACTTTATCTTTCCTTTGGTTGCTGTATGACACCTACAAGAACAAGAAGCATCTTTAATACTGCCTCCAGTCATATTACAGCCATATTTACAATTAGGGCATTCCTTCTTTCCTTTGGTTGGATGTGTAGTCATTGATTTGCTTTAAAAAATGCTTCTGCGAAACCTCTGGGTGTAATTGCCCGTCTGTCTGCCTGTTTGCTCCCGGTAATGTCGCTTATGCTCGGTAGATGTCTGCTGTTGGTGGACATCAACTTCTTCTCTCCTTCCGTTAAAGTAATGGGTTTCTTTACCGGGAAGTTAAAGTATCCCCATATATCCGTTTTCTTTGTGTATCTTTCACCGAAGTCTGTCGGATTGAAAGTAAAAGGTGGTTTGCCTAAAAATTGTCTAAGGTATCCCATCGGGTTCTCCAAAGCCCAAAATGCCAGTTTCTGTTTCTCTCGGACCTCCCAGATAATATCTAAACACGCTTTGACCACTTCCATGCCCTCTGCGAAGTTGCGGGGCTTCTTGGCTCTTGTGCGGGCCAAGGAGAACATTGTACAAGGTGGGGCGGCCAGTATCCCATAAACATCTTCCACTTTTACTTCCATTTCTAATTTTTTTGTTACACTCCAAAAATCAAGAACTTCATCACGATAGAATATATGGTTTTTAACATCCCAATCGGGCCAAGTAATAACTCTTACATCATATCCGGCTTCTTTGTAAGGTCTGCTCCAAGCCCCTGTTCCTCCGCATAAGTCTAAAATTATTTTCTTTCCCTTTCTCTGTTTGTTCATTTAAGTAAAATAAGTTTAACCAACATTAGGATTAAGACAATAAAAACGATAATATCTATCGCCATCTGGTAACCAAGTATTTTAATTATTTGTTTCATATATTATTTCTCCTGTATCAGTTTTAAGATGTTCATTTAATTTCTTTTTCCATTCGGTCAAACTCATCACGAGCTATTTCTCTTAAATCAATCATAAATTTTGAGGTTATCGTGCTTCCTTCTTTCCTATATTCTTCTGATTTCCTATCGTAACCCTTCAGTATTCTGTCTCGTATCTCTTTACGTTGGTCTTTAAGGGCTTCTTTTACTTCATCTTTTTTATGTTGGCTCCAAAAACTCTTTGAGTATTCTTCATCTCTGTTCTTAACCCCTTCCTTATATGCTTCTTTAAGGGATTGAGAGAGGAAGTCCCAGATAAAATCAAAAAGGTATTTCTTCAGATGTTGTTCTATATTTGCTCTCCAATCTCCTATACCCATTATTCTGTCAATGAAAGTCTGTTCTTTGAATAATCCCTCCCAATTCATAATTGTTGATTGTGAGTCAAACCAAAATGTTTCAAACTCTTTCTTTTTCTCTCTTTCAAACTTGGTTAGATTAGGTGTCATAACTTCTATCCATTCACTTCCGTGGCACTTTTCACAAACCCGTTCGTTTCCATCAACCCCGCCCTTTAAACATTCATTACAAGGAATATATTTTTTCATTTCCCCAGCTCCTTTCGTAGAATAGATTTAACTTCTGATAAGGTATGTCTGCTTCCTTTGGCCAATCCGTCTTTATAACCCAGACTCCCTGCCTCTTGTTCTATTAACCTATCCACAACTCTTGTAATTTCAGGAAAAAGTCCTACTTCTTTCTCTATTTTCTTCTCCAGATGGGTAAGGATGGTGGAGAGGATTTGGTCAGCACGTTTATCGGTATCAACATAGAAAACACTTGTTTCTTGCTTCTGTATTATCTTTTCTACTTTTTGCTTGAGTGATTTAGTCATTTAATATATTTATTCAAATCGGCCTTTGTTCCTTCCCAAACTACCTTAGCTTTCTTTCCAGCGTGTAATCTCCAAATCTTGTTATAAATGTCATAAGAAGGAACCAAACCTAATTTCCATAACTTAACTGCTGAAGCAAAGGGATAACCTTTACCTAATTTTTTAGTATTCACATATTGCCATTTCTTAATAGAGGGGAAGAAAGAACCGATATAGGCCCAAACCGAGTCCCCAACCGAGGCCCTAACCGAGTCCCAAACCGAGTCCCCAACCGAGGCCCTAACCGAGTCCCTAACCGAGGCCCTAACCGAGTCCCCAACCGAGGCCCTAACCGAGTCCCAAACCGAGGCCCCAACCGAGTCCCCAACCGAGGCCCAAACCGAGGCCCAAACCGAGGCCCTAACCGAGGCCCTAACCGAGTCCCAAACCGAGGCCCACTTAGCAAGTAATCTTAAATGCCTTGTAGTTATATTTTTGGGTGGTCGGATTTTGAAAGGATAAACAGGATGTAGAACTTCTTTTAAGTTAAATTGTGAATAAACTTCTTTCTTCCACTTCTCAAAAGCTACAAAACAAGGCTTTTCATAAGATTTATTCAACCATTCTGGTTTAACTTCTTCGTCTATTCCATATACCCATTTCTGTTTTAGATTTAAGTAATTTCCGTCTTTAGGGACAATCTCAATCCTGGCAAAGGTGTTTTTAGGAGGCATTACTTCGTCTTTTAACTCTTTGTCTTTTTTAACAAATTTAGTCTGTAACTCATCGTGAGAGTCTATTCCTGTTTGCCAGTAGACTTTTTTAGATTTAGTAATTAGTGCTGAAAATGCTTTACACATATTTAAAGCCTTCTATCCTCTCCTTCAGATTTATACTTGGTTTTGGACTAATGCTTGTTTGTGTCGAGACAGAAGATGATTTAGAAATTGATGGCGTTCTCCAAATCCTCCACAACCATTCAGCGATGGTTTCACCTTTAATCGGAAAGTAACCTAATTTATCAAAACTTTTAGTGTATTTCATATTTAATCTTCAATAAATAACTTATCTTCTATCATAAAGATTTTTTTATCTTTCTTTTGTTTTCTTTTCTTTACCGGTTTTACTTTAATCATCTTATTGGTATGCCGGATTTAGGGAGGTGATTATTCTCTGAGGATCCGGCACACCATAAAAAGACTAACTTGTTTCTTCCAACTCGGCCTGTTTGGCCTTCTTTAATACATTTCCTTTACTATCGACTTCTTCTATCTCGTAGCGTGTCTTTGTAGCCTCCCCGGTTCTGGTAATCTTTACCCAGGTCCCCTTTTCAATCTCGTCAAAGACCTTGGCTACCTGTAATTGTCCGTTCTCCCAGGGTTTTTGTTCACCATCCGGAAGCTCGAACAAATATCTGACGGTTTCTTTATCCACATCAAAACGATTTGGCACCATTTTAAAGCCCATATACTTGACCAAGATGCTTTCATCCTTGTCTATCGTAATGAACGGACTTTGTTTTTTAGCCCAATCACTAAGTTCTCCCATTATTTCTCACCTTCTTTCTTTATATACTCATCAACTCCAATTACTTTGGCTATAATAGATAATACGTATTTTTCACCCAGTTTCCAGCCGGTTTCAAAGACCGCATCCATATCTTTTTCGGTATATTTCTTTTTATTTTTCATATTCTCTTGCTAAAATATCTTCAATCTTTACGAATATATAGTCAATATTATCAAGTTTGATCTCGTTTCCTCCCCATTTCTTGTAATAAACCAGGTCACCAATCTCAAAGTTCTTTATATCGGCTCCCTTGGCTATAATATGGCCTTCCTGGGGAGTTTCGGATTTTGTTTCCGGAAGATATATACCGCCCTTGGTCTTGACTTCAGCCTCAAGCGGTTTAATGAGTAAGTATCCGTTAGTTGGTTTTATAACCATTTTGTTAGCCTCCAATCTTCTTCGGTATATGTATCATGATATTTTATTCCAAAATATAGTTCTTTTCTATGACATTTTTTACATTCTCTTTTGTTTTTACATAAATATACCCATTGATGATCTTCGTAGGTATTTACACCCTTAAACCACAAAAATTTCCAATGTTTTTTAATTAAGCATTTGTTTTTCATTTTATCTGTATCCTTCTAAATCGGCTTTAGGCAATTTATCGACCATTTTGTTCATCCAATCCTCCTGCTTATCGTATTGGTCTTTAAGAAGGCTATCTACCTCCGTCTTTCCCTTTTCAAAGGCCTTGGAGGCCTCTACATTGCCTTCCAGGATATAAGTTACTGACACCGAGCCTGAGATGGTATTGAAATTGCCTGATTTCTTGTAGCCTCTCGTTATTGTTATTTCTTTCGGTTTCATTTTATATTCACCACCTTTTAATTATTATGATTATACCTATGATTATTATCAAGATAGATATAATTTCCTCTATTTTAAGTTTTCTTCCGTTTCTTTTAGGCAAGTGTCGCATAGTTCTAATGTTTCTTCCCCGGTATCGTAGCTTGTGAGTCTTAAAACCTCGTTCAAGCAGAGTTCGCAAGGTCGTTTTTGGTTCTCCAGGTCTTCCTCCTTGGCGTATTCCTCCGGCATTTTGTTTCTATAACCATTTTATCCCTCTATTTACTTCTATGTCAAGTAATAAATGGATCTCTTTCAATTGTTTCGGCCTTGAAACTTTTACTCTTTAATTGATTTATTCCGGCTATCCAATCGTCTTTCATACCGGATAGCCTTTAAAATCGATTAAGTGAGGCCGTTTTTAGCCTTGACCTACTTTTACAGGCTCTAAAGCCTTTTCTGGCATTCCGTCTGTCCCTTTTTCGGGAATAAAGTATCCCCATTTCCTTTTATTGACAATCTTGAGGTTTTTGCCTCTTAAAAGAGTCAAAACGTCATCAAGCCTCATTCTGTATTCCTTCATATCGTTCATCACAACCCGAATACAATTATCCGCCCACATTGAGTTAATCGTCAGTAAGCAGTTAATCTCGTTTCCGTTTATGATTTCGTCATTCATATATACTCACCTTCTTTCAGTCTTCTTTATAAGGTTTATAAGTTTCTTCCGGTTCTACCTCTATTTTCCAGTATTTCTGTATCAAAGCGGTTATTGCTTCCTTATCTTCCGGACTATTTTTGATCGTTTCTATGATATTTTTTTTTCATTTTGGTTTCTAATCTCCGCCTACTCTTGCGGGATAGGCGGAGTTAAAAACTAAACTGATCCGGATATGATTTTTTTATTTATTTCACTACCAATATTCAATCCTTCTCCTTTTCCATAAAGGTAAGCAATTACCAGACATTTTCTTACATATTCGGTTTGGTCTTTATCCAGATAGATTTCATATTCTCTTATATCTTTAAGTAAATTTTTAATTTCTTTTTCCATATTTTCTCACTCCCTTTTAATCATTTAATCTTTCTTTTCCGCCTCCGAGTTCCGGAAGCGGTAACAAAGGTCAACTTCGTCTTAAAAGCCAATAATGTAGCTTTATTCTTAATCGTCTTATTGCCTGATATAGCCTGACTTTAAATTGTTTCATATTATCTTTTTGGATTTCAACCATTCTTCTATATCACCCTGAAAGTATTTGAAGGGGTTATCTGTATGACTCCAGCAAGTCCAACAGACTACAAGTCCGGTATCTTTAGGTTTTCCGCACCCTGGACAGATTGTATCGTTTCTATATTTCTTTTCTTCTATGGTATCCATTTTTATTTTAGCCTCCTTTCCGTATTAGTCTTTTCTTTACTGCCTAGGTAACTAGCCCTAAGCAGTAACAAAAGATTAAACTACCAATCCAGTTCTACTTTCCAACCGCATTTCTTGTTTTTACAATATGCCCTCTCTCCGTCTGCTTCCATATCGTCAGGGTTTCTGCTACTGGTAACTTCGTATATTTCCACCTTTCCACCGCATATAGGGCATTTACAGGTCTTTTTGGCTTCCTGATAGCGGTCATCCTGTAACTTCATATCTTCAATGTCGCTATCTTCTTTAGTGTGTATGAAATCTTCTGCCGTACTTCCGGCCTCTTCGGGTTTGTTTGAGTCGTAATCGTCATTCATTTTTAATCACCTCCAATCGTTATATAAGGTTATTATACCATTTATTACCTATATATACAAGCAATATAGCAGATAATAGTTTCAACCCTGAAACATTTCATAGACCTATAAGGAGCAATTTAGCCTCGAAGCCTCCCCCGCCCTTTAGTGTAAGTGTAATTAGATAGCTTCATTACAAGAGGACAAACTATATCACCAAACTATGGGAAGTAATTAGCGTATAGGTAAATAAATTAGCTTTTTACGTATCATTAGCAGTAGAGTATTAAGGAAGGCTAGAGTATATGTAATGGGTAATCAATGAATGAGTATAGAGCTTGTTCTACCTACCTATCTAAGCCTAAGTAGCCACCCTATTTAAGCACATATGTATGTATATCAGGCTAGTTTGAGTACTATACTTAAATGATTTATGACTAGCATTATGTATTTAGATTAAGATTTAGATTAAGCAACAGCCAGAGGGGAGGTAGAAAGATTTATGGGTATTCTCCCTATCACAAAATTGATTATTACCTGATTGACTATACACACTAGTAAGTATAATGTTAGATATATGAGAGTTAATATATTTGTTAGGGATGAGGATTTGTCTGAGATTGATAGGTACTGTAATGAGGCTGGATTTAAGAGAAGTAATTTGATGGTATCTTCTACCATGCAAAGGATTAAAGGAGGAGAAAGTGTGTATAAAGTTGAGGCTAAAAGGATGGATGTTCCACCGCAGGAAATAAAACTTTGTAAACATGGAAGAATGTTTGGTTTATGTGAGAAAGGATGTAAATAAATGTGGAGAAGATTGCTTAGATTAAGGTATCAAGATCCAAAAGCTAAAAGACTTATTTTAATTTATGCGATAATTATTTGGAGTCTTACAATAATTTACTTATATGCCATTTAAAGGAGAACCTTTTACCATTAGTGAAGAAAGAAAAAAAATAAACGATGAAGTTGCCAAAAAGGGATTGGGGGGAAGTTATATCGGAAAGGATGGGAAATTAAGGAAGGCTACCATGAAGCAGAGGAAGTTTGTCAAACGTACCATCGAAACCTTAAATCCTACCCAGGCTGCCATGGAAGTCTACAATGTAAAAGACAGGACAGTAGCCAGAACGATGGCTACCCAGAACCTGAATAAGAAGAGTATTCAGATACTCTTGGATAAATACATTCCAGATACGATGGTCTTGGAAACCGTTAAGGAACAACTCTTTGCCAATACGATAAAAGGGAAAGATGACACGGAAGTACCCGATAATATGGCCCGTCTTAAAGCGGCCGATATTGCCTTGAAACTCAAAGGGGCCTACCCGACCGATGCCGTTAAACTTCAACTTAGTGGTCAAAATCAGATCAATTTCATTGTCAGTAAAATGGATCCCTCCGAGGAGGTCAAAGTCGTGGAGGCGGAGGAGGTAGAAGAAAAAAATGATACAACCGAAAAATGAAAACGGAGAGGTAAACATCCAGCTTTTCAGTAAGCAATGGGAGGCCTTTAATTGCCAAAAAAGATTTGTCCTTTGCTCGGCCGGTATTCAGGGTGGAAAAACCTTTGTCGGTGCCGTTTGGCTTCTTAATAAAATCCAGAAGTATCCCGATGACTCTCACTTAATTTGCGCTCCCACTTACAAAATACTTCAGCAAAGTACTCTTCCTAAGTTCCGGGAGTTGGTTCCGAGTACAGTTGCCAAGTTTCACGAACAGGACTCATACTTTGAAATCGTGGGTGGAAAGGGGATTATATATGTCCGGTCTGCCGAAGATCCCGATACCCTCGAAGGAATGACCTTAAGAAGTGCGTGGTTGGATGAGGCCGGAAACATGAAGAAAAGGGTTTGGATAATCATTCAGGGAAGAACGGCAATCCTTGGAGGACAGGTCTTTATGACAACTTCGCCTTACACGATGAACTGGCTTTACCATGATGTCTTTAAGCCCGGGGAGGATGGACACAAGGACTTCGGACTCTTCCAATGGATGAGCATTCAAAATCCAATGTTCCCCAAGGCGGAGTATCAAAGAGCCATGACTACGATGAATGCCACCGACTTTGCCCGAAGGTACAAAGGTCTTTGGAGGAAACGTGAGGGATTGGTGTATCAGCAATGGAACCCCCTTACCATGACTTATACGGGTTCTTCTCCCGTTCCTATTAAGGAGGTAGTGGCCGGGGTTGATTGGGGATACCAGCATCCGGCTGCCATTGCCGTCATCGGTATTGCCGATAAACCTTCTCATGTTATTTTGGATGAATGGTACAAAACCAAGCAAACCATTCAACTTATGGTTGATGCCGCCAAGGAACTTCAGGCAAGGTGGAATATCAAGTATTTCTATGCCGACTCGGCAAGGCCAGAATACATCGAGGAGTTTAACCGAAACGGACTTCCCACCGCTCCAGGAAATAAGGAAATCGTTCCTGGGGTAAATGAGGTCAGGCTTAGGATTGAAACAGGAAACCTCATTGTTTCCAAAAGTTGCAGGAATACTTTGGAGGAACTTGAGATGTATGCCTATCCCGAGGAGTTTGACAGCGAGGAACCTTTAAAGCAATTTGATCATCTTATGGATGCCATCAGGTATCCGATATATACTTATAAGATTGCTCCCCCCGTTTATGGAGCCGAACTTTCTCCCTTCTGGCAGGATGTAAGGGAAGACATCAAGGAAGGAAACGGAGAGAAGGACAGGGAAAACGAAGAGCAATGGTTTGACATTGGAGAGGGGGAAATGTAATCTTAACTTATGGAACTACTTACCTTTATAGTTTTACTCGTATCCGTTGCCGGAAACATTGCTACTATTATATATTTGGTTAAACTCCTTAACGAAAAAGTTTCGGGTCCGAAACAGTCTTTGCCTAAAGATTTGGCTCCTTTTGTTACTCCGATGAAGGACTCGGACCAGTTCGATTTATCCGAAGTTCCGGATGAAGCCTTGAAGGATTCCGTAAAAAAGATTATAACTAGTAAGGAACCCTTACCAATCCCCGATGATGAAGAGGAGGCGGCAAAGGAACAGGAAAACCTAACATAAAATGGAAGAAGAAGAAAAGAAAAATATCAATATAGAGAAAGACCTGAAAAAGATGAATGACACCGAGAAGGATGACTTGGCGGATTGGGTGGAAACAAAGGTCAAGGTCTACACGGATGCGAGGTTCAAGTACGAAAGGAACTGGTATCTGGCCGATAACTTCTGGGATGGAAATCATTTTGTCTGGTGGAGAGAGTCGACCGGAACCATTGACAGGGTAAAGCCTCCCAAGGGAACAATGCTTCGACAGGTTCCTAAACTCAAGAAACAATTTGAAGCCATGACTAATTTGATTGTGGCCAACGATCCGAGGTGGGTAGCTTACCCTGATATTGATGAGGGACAGGTTCAGAATGAGGTGGCTCTTAAGAAAGCCATTGATTACTCGATTAAAAGAAGGAAGTGGTTGGAGAACGTCTGGGATACTGAAAATATCAAGGGGAAGACAATCGATTGGGTTACCGCAGCCTTGAAGTTTCCTCATGCGACAATGGAAGTCTACACGGATCCTGTTACCAAGAAACAGAAAGTGGCCGTCTGGGAACCATTTGATACTTTATGGAAACCCGATGTAGACGATATTGAAGACTCTCCCATTTTTATAAAGTGTGTTCAGAGAAAAGAGGAGGACATCAGGGTTAATACGGATTACGTTATTCCAAAAGACATGAAGTTTGTCCTTGAAGAAAGATTTGCTTCTTCCGATATGAAGGAAATGAGGCAGATGGAAAAGTTCGGAAACTTCGGGGTTGTTTCCAAGGAAGGTACGGGAATACTTAAAGAATGTTATATCAAAGACTTTGACAAAGAGGATAAACCGATAATGAGATTGGTATCGGTTTTCGGAGGCAAAGTAATAAGAAATAGTATCGTTCCTTATAAGAGGTATCCGTTCTCAGTCTTGAAATTACAGTCCGGTCCTTACTACCAGCAATCCTTCCTTGAAAGTTTGATACCTACGAATAAATCGATTGATTTGATTACCAGTAATATTGAAACCTTCTTCCATACAATGACCAGAGGTAAGTATCTCAAACACAAGAACTCCACAGTAACCAGAGTAACAAATGAGAATGGAGATTTCATTGAGTATGATATTGATAAACCAGAACAACTTCAACTTGCGAATATTCCAAGTTATGTTTTTAACCATCTTGCCAACCTTGAGAAATGGATTGAGGAAAGAACTGTATCGGCTGCTACAACCGGTAAGGTTCCGAGAGGTATCAGGGCCTATAAGGCAATCGAAGCCTTGAAGCAATCCGACTTTGCTAACGTAGGTACTCCGGTTACTTTCCTTGAAGAGGCACTTGAGAAAGTAGCTGAGTTAATCCTAGAACAGGCTGATAATTATATTGATCAACCTCAACAGGTTCAAAGACTTAATGAGGAAAATCCCGATTACTTTAGTGTTGTAGGACAATCAAGTTATGCCGAAACAATGGGAGAAGATGTAGTTCCAATTTCTGCGGAAACCAGGATTGATGTGAAAATAGAGTCCGGTCTTTCATATACGGAGGAAGGAAAACGTCAAACAATGTTGGAACTTTACCAACTCGGATTGGTTCCGGCAGAGGAAGTCCTCAAATCTTTCAGATTTAGTAACGTAGGTCAAATACTTAATAAGGCCATTGCCGAGAAACAAATGAGTATGATTGATACCCCAGACTTCCAGGCATTACCCGATCAGTTAAAGATGGAAATCTTAAAGGTATTACAGGGATTAAATATCAACCTTCCCCAAAATCCGGCACAGAGAACCGAAGCAGGACAACCAACACCAAGTAGAGTTACCAGAAATACCGGACCAACAAAAACAAAAACAGAATAATATGCCATACGTTTCTGATAAACAAAGAAAGTATATGCACGCAAAACACCCTGAAATAGCTGCTAAATGGGATGAAGAAATCAGAAAGAAAAAGAAAAAAAGAAAAGTCGGACATATGGGTTCGGTACCAATGAGTGATATTAAAAAAGTTTCCCATTCTTCATAATCTTGACAAAAACGGTATAACTACGTAATATTTAATTGTACTGAGCTTTTGGGCATCAGTACACTAGACCTAGATGGATAAACCATAATGGAGTCCGGAAAGGAGGTGAATACTAATGCCAGACAATAAAAAAGAAACAGACAACCTTAAAAATACTACGGAAGAGATAACGAAGGAGTTAGGAGTTGAAACCAGTTCTTCCAAGGATGATAAGGCGGCCGAAAATGCGGAGGCCAAAACAGTTAACAAAGTTAAGATCGGAGAAACGGAATACGATCCCGATGAAGTAACCGAGTTAATTGAAAAGGGGAAGTTGGCTAAGACAATCGAGAAGGAACAAAATCTCGACCTTAAAGAACTTTATCCTGATTATACCCGCAAAAGTCAGATCCTTAAAAATCAAGACAAGTTAAGGGCATATTTAACCGAGCAGTTCGGTGAACCTTCCCCTGAAGTCAAAGTCGAGGATGAACCGAAACAGGTAGAAATATCTGATGAAGTGAAAGCCGAGATAGCGAAAGCAAGGAAGGTCGGGTTCCTCACGAAAGAGGATGTAGATGCAATCGTGGACAAGGCTGTTAAAGCCGCTACAACGCAAAGTAAGGCGGAGATACGATTGGAAGATAGACTGACGGAACTTGAAGACAAGTACAATGGTGCCGATGACTCTCCTTTACCAAACATTAAGTTTGATAAAAACAAAGTACTCGAGTACATTATCGAGAACTTTCAAGGAGCTAAAAAGGTCCCGGATCCCGAAGATATTTTCAAATTGATGAACCTTACCGAAATAGCAAAGACAACCGGAAAAAAGGTTGCTACTACTACCAAACCCCCTATTACTGAAAAAGCAGGTTCGACTGGTGCAAGAGTTCCCGAAGGTAGGGAAGTCCCTAAACTTGGCGATGAAGTCGCTCTCCGTAAATATCTCGAGGAAGAGTTTACGAAAGAGCAAGTCGAGATTTGAAAGGATAACTGTTAGGAAGGAGAAAACGAGAAGTTATACGAACTAATGATGTTCTGGCTGAACATTACTGGGTTCAATAGCGATCGTATTTAAAATTATTATGGCCGTATTATCAACAGTTAGTACAACATACCTTACAAACATATCAAATGTTTTGAAAAAGGTGATAGCTCCTGCTATACAGGAAGTATTACCCCAAGAAACAATTTGGTTTGATATGCTCAAGACCAATAGTGGTATAACGCCTATGGCGAACAATACCTTCTATATTTCGATCAGGTCTGGAAGACATTCTGGTATCGCATCAGTTGCGGAGGGTGCAACCCTTCCTTCTGGAAAACCAGCATGGAGTCAAACCAACGTAAGTGCGAAATATGTTTTTGGTACATTCGACATTACAGACCAGGTTATAGAGTCTGCTAAATCTTCAGTCGGTTCATTAGTAAATTACTTGATGGAAAACGCCAAGTCATTGAAAGTGGATTTTGCTCGAGAGTTAAACAGAATCTTCTGGGGTGCTGGAGATGAGATCATTGCGAAAGTCGCATCGGGAGATGCCGGAACTGGAACAACCTTAACTTTAGCTCCTGTCTTATCAGTTAACACAGACATTCCTGCTACCAAGTATTTGGCAGCTGGTATGGCAATTGATGTTAATGGAGATGTAGACACGATTGTTTCCGTTGATTCAGCTACATCAGTAACCTTGACAACTGGTTTTACCAGAGTCGCAGGTGAAAATGTGAAGAAAGTCGATGGAGATAGTGCAGTAGTCGATGAACCAATGGGTATTTCTGGGTTATTGGCAACTTCCGGTACCATTCAAGGTATCGATGCAGCTGCTAATCCTTGGTGGCAACCAGCACAGATAGAAACGACATCCGAAGCCCTTTCAGAAGCTAAGATGATCGCTGCTTATGTGAAAGCCAAAGAGTTTGGAGATCCGAAGTTTGTGTTTATGAATGCAACACTTTGGAAGAAGTACGGAACACTATTAACCTCAATGAAGACAACCGCAAATCTTAAAGAAGTTCTTTCTGGCGGATGGAAAGGTTTGGATTTCATGGGAGGCAATGCAAGTGTAGTCCTAGACTACGATTGTCCAGATGGAAAAGTGTTCTTTATTGATCCGGAATCTTTGACTATAGCACAACTAACCCCAATATCATTTATTGATAGAGGAGATGGTTTGCTTCGTAGAGTGAACTATGCCGCATGGCAAGGAGTTCTTAGGTGGTATGGAAATCTTTGTGTAAAGAATCCAAGACCTAACGCAGTACTCACGACAAAGACTGGTTAATCTTAACTTTCCTTACATTCCTCAATGTAGGGAGAGGAAAACCAATTGACAAGTTGGCTTTCCCCTCTCTACAATAAAAAAAATGAGTAACTCTGATAAAATTGCCGAAGATTTAAAAAAGATGAAAGCACAGATGGAGGGTACTGTTGACATCAACTATGAAAAGTATAACAATGAGTTTATAGATAAAGTTGCCGAACATAACCGGGAACTGAAAAAAGAAAAATCAATGAATGCCAACAAACAAATAGAAGAAAGAGTTGAAGAAGGAGCAAAAGACTTGCATAGTAATTTAAAAGGTCGTATTATTTATTATTAAGATGGATACACAACCAATCGCCCATATAAGATGTGAAACCGCAGCCAAAAACGTAACGACTACATGGCAGGAAATGTGTACAGGTTCTACTCCCCTGGATGGAAGGAAACAAATCATTCTTTATAATCGAGGTGTCAGGAAACTTTACTGGAGTTTTAATAAACCAGGTGCAGCTGCAGCTGCCGATGTAAGAGAATGTAACGCCATAGATCATGGAGCATATTTAGCCTTGAATGTAGCAGATAATATACCGGTTTATTGTAGGACAGCAACCTTGACTGTTAAAGTCATTGTAAATGAGTTAGCATAAAATATGTCATTATCAACATTTATAGTCGATTCAGCATTAACTTGGACATCAACCTCGAGTTCAACCTCTACGAGTTCTAGTACCAGTTCCTCAAGCTCAAGTACATCAACTTCATCGAGTACTTCCAGTTCAAGTTCTTCAACTTCGAGTACATCATCTTCGACTTCTTCTTCTTCGACTTCAAGTTCAACCAGTTCTACTTCCAGTTCAACTTCAAGTACATCCAGTTCAAGTTCGTCTTCATCAACTTCATCGTCAACATCAAGTAGTTCCAGTACGTCTTCTAGTTCGTCTACCACAAGTTCAAGTTCCAGTACATCAAGTACAACTTCTACTTCATCTTCTACTTCCAGTTCTTCCAGTACAAGTTCGACAACATCATCTAGTTCATCCAGTTCGTCAACTAGTTCCTCGACCTCGAGTTCAAGTTCGAGTACTTCTACAAGTACTTCGACAAGCACGAGTTCAAGTTCTAGTTCATCTACATCCACTTCAAGTACTGTTACTTAAATAGGTACTGAAGTTGTAGATTTCAGGAAAGTCATATACCTGACACAACTAAAATGATAAATTTGTCAATTGGAGTCTTAACTACATTTTCGGATTTTGATCCGTCTTATTCTTTGGTTTCCGTTGTTAAAAACCAATTGGAAATGCTTACAAGGAACGGATACAAGACTGTCCTTTTTACCCTTCCCCAATTTAAGGATGATGCAATGGTCCCGGATGGAGTTGAAATAAGAAAGATTGTTCCTCAATTTGTCCTTGAACCTTACGGGAAGTATGACCTTTCAATTGACCTTCCGACTACCTTTGAAAGTGATGCCAAGATTGCTCAAACCGCCTTTGAGGAAAATATGCAAGATATGAATGTAGTCTTAACCCATGATATTTTCTTCATTAACTCTTACCTTATATATAACAAGGCTATCCGGGATGCCATGATTGATAAACTCAAAGGAGTGAGATGGTTTAATTGGATACACTCTGGACCTTCCTTAAGGCCTTCTAACATACCTTACCCCCACGATTTGAGGTATAGTGTACCTCCGAACAGTAAAATGATCTTCCTGAATGATACGGATGTTCTTAGGATGGCTGAAATGTATGGAGGAACTCTTAATGATTTCAGGGTAGTTAGAAATCCGATTGACCTTCCGGAGTTTCTTTCCTTTCATCCTTTAAGTAAGAAGATTTACAATGACTACAAACTCTACGAGGCCGATATTATTCAGACTTATCCTTTATCTACTCCCAGAATGGAAAGCAACAAACAGGTTTCCAAGGTTATTAAGGTCTTCTCGAAGTTAAAACAACAGGGCAAGAAAGTAAGATTGATTGTTTGCAATGCCCATGCAAATGCTGAAAATGAAAAGAACGCCATTCAGGAAACATTAAAGTTGGCAGAGGGAGAAGGATTAACCAAAGAAGAGGTTATCTTCACTAGCCTGGTGGATGCTCCTACTTGGGAGCATGGTGTACCACATAAGGTTGTTAGCGACCTTTTCCTTCTGTCCAACTTATTTGTCTTTCCTTCAGTATCAGAAAATTGTCCCTTGATATTACTTGAGGCTGCAGCCTGTAAAAACCTTCTTGTCTTAAATAACAGTTTCCCGGTCTTTAAAGATTTCTTTAGTGATAGTGCATTATACTTTGAGTTTGGTTCCTCGGTAAAGAATGTAAATTATACAGATGAGGAAAAATATTACCATGAAGTAGCCTTGATTATAATCGGGGAACTTAGTAGGGAAAGAGGTTACAGGGCCAATAATGAACTCAAACATAAGTATAACCTTGACTTTATATTTAAAAATTATCTTGAACCGCTTTTTTACGAAACTTGGCAATGACAGACTCATCTATAACTATTAAAGATTATAAGGAAAATCCCCAGAAGGAAATTGATATGGTTCAAAGACTTTACCATAGATTTGAAACTGAAGGGGTGGTTATTCCAATAGAACAAAGGGCAATCTACGAGAAATTGGCTTCAATGATGACCGGTCAGATAATCCTGGATGCAGGTTGCGGAACAGGAGTTGGTACTCAAATCCTCGGAAGGGAAGCAAGATTTATGTGGGGGATTGATAGCAATCCAACCAATATCGAGTATGCCAAACAGATGTTTGCCTCAAGAACCATTAAGTTCGATGTCCTTGATTTAACCAATCCTCCTAATAGGGAAAGGTCCAAGTTCCATAGTATCGTTTGTATAGATGTAATTGAACATATTGACGATTATCAGAAGGCTTTGGATACCCTGAAGTCATTCTTCAGGCCGGGAATAACCAAACTTTGGATAAGTACTCCAAACAGGGAACATGAAAAACTTCAGAAAGATACTCCGAAAAATGAGTTCCACGTAAGGGAATGGAGTGTATCCGAGTTCTACGATATTCTTATCAAGAACTTCAAGTATATAACTCTTTATGATACGGATTTAAATACGATTGATTTGGATAGTAAAACCTTTATTGTCCTTGCCAAGTGCGAGGAACCAATAGCGGTTACGGAGGAGGTGAAGAAGTAGAAATGTATACAATTTCAATTGTGGGTTATGGTTATGTAGGCAAGGGAATGCATAGATTATTCAAGAACTGGGTAACTGCGATTTACCATCCTAA